ATTGCTTCAAATTCTTCATCTGATTTATCAGCTAAAGAGTTATTTTGAATTTCCATTTCGTCAGTTAAACCTAATAGGTAATCTGTAGACACTTTTAGTGCATCTGCTATTTGAACAAGAGCTTGAGCTTTAGGTTCTCTTATATCATTTTCATATCTAGATAAACTACCTTCTGGAATATTAGCCTTTAATGCTAATTCTTTTTGGTTCATGTTCATGTAACGTCTAGCTTTAGATATTCTATATCCTATAGTTTCCAATATAAACCCCTCCTTTGATTTATATTTATTGTGTAACACAGATAAAATCACTTGTAATAATGGTAAATTTCTATGTGTAAAAATATTTTTTAAAAAATTATTTTGCAATAATTTGGTAATAAAATAGTAACATAATATTACAGAAAAGTAAATAAAATTATAAAAAGTGTAATTAAAAATACTAAAAACTTACACTTATTTAAAAATAATTATAAAAAGTGCAATTGACAATGGTAAAAAATAGTAATATTATGTAATTGTAAAAACGGTAAGAAAAATAAGAATAACATAAATAAAATAAGTATAAGGGGGAAGGAAATGGAACTTAGGGAATTTAAAGCAAAAAGAATTTTAAATGGATTAACACAAGAGCAAATTGCTAAAAAAATAGGCATAAATACCAAAAGTTACAATATGAAGGAAAACGGTAAAATTAGGTTTTCATTAGATGAAGCTGCTAAGGTAAGTGAGGTTTTAAAGCTTAGCCTAAATGAAGTTAATAATATTTTTTTACAAATAAAGTTACCAAAGGGTAACAAATTTAGGAGGTAGGTATTATGGCTTTATTAAAGAGATTTGAAAATGCTGAATTTGGTCAATTAAGTGTAATTGTAAAAGACGGTAAAGAATATATGGATGGAATACATGTAGCAACTATGTTAGGGTACTTAAACCCAAGGGATGCAATAGCTAGACATTGTACAGAGGCCGGCGTCGTATTTCACGACACAGGGGTAGTAACTGGTAAAAAAGCTGATGGTAGTGATTCTATACAATATTTCAAAAGAAAATATATAAATGAGGGTAATGTATATAGACTAATTATGAAATCAAAGTTACCAAGTGCTCAAAGGTTTGAAAAATGGGTTATGGAAGAAGTGCTACCAAATATACGAAAACATGGTGCATACATGAATGAGGATGTAATAAATCAAACTTTAGAAAATCCAGATTTCTTAATTGAGTTGGCAATGAAGCTAAAAGAAGAAAAGGAAAGAAAGAGATTAGCTGAAGAAAAAGCTAAAATGCTAGAAAATACAATAGCTATGGATAAACCATACACAGATTTTGGTAAAAGTTTGGCAACTTGTGAAGATGCAATAACTATAGGGCAATTTGCTAAGATTCTAAGCAATAATGACATAGAGGTAGGTAGAAATAGATTATTTAGTTGGTTTAGAGATAATGGATACCTTATAAAAAGTGGAAAGGATAAAAATATCCCTAAACAAAGTTATATTAAGCAAGGTCTGTTTACAGTTGAAGAAAGAGTAGTTAGAACACTTGAGGGAGAAGTAATTTCAACTACGACTTTAATTACTGGTAAGGGGCAATTATACTTCATGGATAAGTTCAGCTTTTAATAAAAGTTGTATCAATACAAGCCCTTAATTTCATAAATTAGTATAACAACTTTATATAGGGGGCTTATTATGGAGATTAAAGTTATTGAGGTTTTTCCTACAGATACAGAAAAGCTTAATAATATAGAGATGGCTAAAGCTAAATGGTTTATTAATATTTTAAGGAAGAAGTATCCAGAGGAAGTTTTGGAAGAAGCATTTAAAAAGTTAGAATCAAACTTAAAGAGTAGTGAAGCAAAGGCTTAGTATTTTGAATAATAAATATTACAAATGAGATAGGGGAGAAACAAATGAGAAAATACTTAGATGCATGCATAGTTTATGAAACTAAAGATATGAGCAAAGAACAGTGGTTAGAAGCTAGAAAATGTGGAATTGGTGGAAGTGATGCAGCAAGTGTACTTGGACTTAATCCATATAAAAGTTCAGTAAGTGTATATATTGAGAAGGTTGATTATATACATGGAGTTAGTATGTCAGAGAAAAATATTAATGGATGCAAAAAAGACAGTTCTAATGAAGAAGTAAATTATAGGATGGAGTTAGGGAATAAGTTAGAGGATTTTGTTGCTAATGAATTTAGTTTAAAAACAGGTCTAAAAGTTAGAAATGTAAATGGAATTCTTAAAAATGATAAGTATCCTTTTGCAATAGCAAATATTGATAGAGCAGTTGTAGGAGAAAAAGCTTTTTTAGAATGTAAGGTTACAAATAGTTATTCAAAAAAGGTGTGGCAAATGGGAGTGCCAATACATTATCAGATACAAGTAAATCATTATATGGCAGTAACAGGAGCAACTCATTGTTATGTTGCAGCTCTTATTGGAAATGAAGAACTTATAATTCATAGGATAGATAGAGATGAAGAAATTATAGATGAAATAATGAAGCTTGAAGCTATGTTTTGGGACAAGTGTATATTAGGTGGAGAAATACCTGCTCCAGATGGAAGTCTTGATTATTCTATTGTTTTACAAGGATTATATAAAGATAGCAAGGATGAAGAATTGATTTTATTTGAGCAGGAAAAGTTGTTAGATAGATATGATGAAATAACAGCGATTTATAAAGAAATTGAAGTTGAGAGAAAAAAGATTGAGCAGTATATACAGGTTCAGATGAAGGAATATGAAGTTGGCTTTATTGGTGATAGAAGGATTACTTGGAAAAAACAAAGTAGAAATACTATAGATACTAAAAAGTTAAAGAAAGAATATCCAGAGATAGCAGCAGAGTGTATGAAAACTACTACCTCTAGAGTATTTAGAATGAATTAAACGGGGGGAATATAATGACGAATTTAAAGAAAGCTCTACAAGTTAATGAAGCTAAGGGAAAAGGTGTAACTGTAAGTCCAAGTTATGCTATGAAACAATTAATGATAAAGATGAAAAATGAAATACAAGTAGCTCTTCCAAGTCAACTAGCTAGTGAAAGATTTCAAAGAGTAGCACTTACTGCTTTTAACTCAAATCCAAAACTTCAAACTTGTGATCCAATGACTTTTATAGCTGCTATGATGCAAAGTGCTCAACTTGGACTTGAACCAAACACACCACTTGGACAAGCATATTTAATACCATATAAAGTTAAAGGAATGGATAAAGTACAGTTTCAAATAGGATATAAAGGACTTCTAGAGCTTGCACATAGAAGTGGTAAGATAAAGACTTTATATGCTCATGAAGTTAGAAAAAATGATGAGTTTGATATAGATTACGGACTAGAACAAAAGCTTACACACAAGCCATTACTTACGGGAGATAGAGGTGATGTTATAGGATATTATGCAGTTTATCATTTAGAGCCAAGTGGATATAGCTTTGTATTTATGACTAAAGATGAAGTAATGGAACATGGAAAGAAGTATTCTAAGAATTTTGAGGGTGGAATATGGGAGAAAGAATTTGACTCTATGGCAAAGAAAACTGTTATAAAGAAGTTGCTTAAGTATGCACCTTTAAGTATTGAAATGCAAAAGGCAGTTGCTTTTGATGAAAGTGTAAAAAGTAGTATTGATAGTGATATGTTGTTAGTTGATTCTTTAGATGAAAGTATAGAAGTTGATTGAGTAGCCTTAAATTAAGGACGATTAAATATTATATAAGGCTATTTAAAAATTTAAGTAGTCTTATATAAGGATTTACTGTGGCTAACATACTTTATATAACAAATAAATTAAAAATTAAATAAAGAGCTAAAATAGGGGGATTTTTATATGGCATTATTTAGACATGTAAGAACTGAGTTTTGGAGAGATGCCAAGGTATTAGAGGAGATGACACCAGAGGACAAACTATTTTTCTTATATATATTAACTAATGGAAATACTACGCAAATAGGTATATATAAAATACCTAAAAAGCAAATAGCTTTTGAATTGGGTTATTCTGTAGAAAGTATAAATACACTTATAGATAGATTTGAAAATCACTATAAAATTATAAGATATAATCCAGAAACACGTGAATTGGCTATAAAGATGTGGGGAAAATACAATTTAGTTAAAGGTGGAAAGCCAATAATAGACTGTGTTAAAAAAGAAGTTAAAGAAGTAAAGGATAAAAGCTTATTAGCTTATGTAGCACAATATATACATAAGGAAGAAATAAAAAAGGAGTTTGAAAAGCTTATTGACGATACGTACCACGATTCGTTGGATAGTGTATCTACGATAGGTGGGCAAAAAGAAAAAGAAAATAAAAAAGAAAAAGAAAATGAATACGAAATGATATATTCACCTGTAGGTAAGTTTAAAAAATTATATGAAGAAAATGTAGGGCTTGTAAATGGAATAGTGGCTCAGTGGCTAATAGAGCTTAGTGAAGATATAGATTATGATTTATTTAAAAGAGCTATAGAAATTGCTACAGATAGAGGAAAATGTAATAAGGGATATATAAATGGAATCATTAAGCAATGGTATGATAATAACATTAGAAGTTATAGGGATTTATTAGCTCATGAAAAAAGTATAACAAATAGGAGAGAGAATAATGGAACGTATAGCAACAAGCATAGAAAAGATGAATATACCTTATGGGATGAAGGAGAGGATGAGAGTCTTTATAGAAAGCCAACACCTGAACAACTTGAAGAGGCAAGAAAATCCTTTGAAGAACTTAGAAGTAGAAAGTGAATATAGATGTGCTAAGTGTAGGGATATGACTTTTATAATAGAAGATGGTGTGGCTAATGTTTGTGAGTGCAAAGCTTTAAGAGATGCTGAGGATATTTTAAGAAAAAGTGGTATTAGTGAGGAGTTTAGAAATAAAAGATTTAAAAACTTTAATTACAGTAAGGATGAGCAAATTTTTAAAGCATATAAAAGCGCTACTGAATATGTAAAGAATTTTAGAGATAAAGAAAAATGTAGAAATAATTCTATTATGTTAACTGGACAGGTGGGCTCAGGCAAGACCCATCTTTGTCTGGCTATCGCTAATGAATTGATGTATGATGGAGTAAGCGTTATTTATATGGGATATAGAGAGGTTATTACAAGAATTAAGCAGAACATGATGGATGAGGTTTATTACAATAAGGTTATTAGTAGGTATAAAAATTGTAGGGTGCTCATGATAGATGATTTATTCAAGGGGAGTATTACTTCTAGTGATATAAATATAGTTTTTGAGTTGTTAAATTTTAGGTATTTTAATAATTTGCCTGTTATTGTGAGTTCTGAGTTATGTGTTAGTAAGCTTATGGAACTTGATGAGGCTATTGGCAGTAGACTTATAGAGATGTGTAGAGGTAATTTAGTTGAAATAAGAGGTAGTAAGCTTAATTATAGGATGTATAGATAGTTTGTATCATATGTTAAGTATAATAGAGGTTAATAAACTTTGTATAGTAATATAAAAATAGAGTTGCGGTATGTATGGTTTATAAATACTTCAATTCTATTTTTATTATTAAATAGATAAGTTGTATTATACAAATTTAATAAAATTATAGTATGTAATAACGGTATTACAAAGTATTAAAACA